TGCATCCCGAAGTGATCCAGATTTTTTCAGTTTATTCATTCTGCGATCAATACGTTGTTTATCATTAGATGCTTCCGTCACATTAGACGCATTAGGTCGAACAATTCTAGGAGGAGTATTTACTTTCTTACCAGAGAGTTTAGTTTTCTTTAACTGATCGTATTTGTAAGCGTTAGCTAACAACATAACTGCACGATGATCTACCATCATTGCAATTTCTTGGTCAGTATAACCATTCTCTTTAGCAAAATTTGTTAAGTTTTTAACAAATGCTTCTCTCTTTTCTTTATTCTTATAGATTGGTAATTTTTCTTCTAAGATTTGACGTTCTTTTGCAATGTACTCGTTATATACTTTCTCTTGCTCTGCTCGTTGTTCTTCTTGAAGACGTTGCTTTTCAACTTGTGCTTGTTGCAACATTTCTTTACGTCTATCTGACTCTGCTTTTTTGCGAACATACTCCGCAGGGTCATCTTGATATAAAGTTTCCCAGTCTATATTTTGTTCCTTAGTGCCTAACTGTTGTGTTAGATCATCTAGTTGTTGTGCATATTGACTTTTAGAATTTTTGACTGCTTCTAACTCTTTCGCTAAGTCACCTTGCAAAGTTTCTATTTCTCTTCGCTTGTCTCCTAGCTCCATTGTTTTCTTGGTATAGTCTGATTCCCTAGAGTAACCTTTCATAAGCTCATCGAGGGTAACTTGTTGTTTCTGTCCATTGACAGTAATTTCGTAAAGTGTCTCTTCGCTGTTTGAAATAGTTTCTTCGTTATCTACTATGTCGTTGACGTCTATATCGTCTGGCGTAAGTTCGGTGGTGTCTTGTTGAAGATCACTTTCCTTACTTTCTGATACTTCCGTTGTAGGCTCTTCGTTCCTTGCAGTCTCGTTATTTAAAAGGGTAGCGAAAGCCTTTGCTGTTTCATCTGTTGTATAGGTTGGTTTTGAAACAGCAGATTCCTCTTGAGGCGTGTCTGCCATTGTAACTCCTTATTTAGATTATTGATTGATCTGTTTGGATGCTAGTTTACCTGTTTCCATAACAGATCGTAGTTGCACCAAAAGGACATTTAACATTTTTTTCATCATGTAAATTTTTTCTCGCCCTTCCGTGTCTCTTACAGGCGAATTAATCCATTCTAGGTCTAACTCGTCTGAAACTCTTTTTACTGCCTCTGCAAATATTTCATCTTCTAATATTTGTTTAGCTCTATTTCCTTTTTGTATTTCTTTTTCTTTTTCCATTATCTTCCGTATCTTCTAAAAGATTCAGCCGCACTACTAGGCGGTTTTCTTGTATCTTGAATATCCATTTGCCTTTGTTGTGTCGATGTACCACCTCTACCTGTTCCATAATCAACGCCAGTTTGCGTTTGCTGTGAAACAGTTGGTAATGGTGTACCAGAGGTAAAGGTATAACCTGTATTACCTTGTCCATCATTTGTTACTTGCTGATAAGTGTCTCCGAATACATCAGTCACAGGTTGTCCTTGAACATTTTGTGGAAGTAAACTTTCTATACCACCTGTATTTGTATTGACGTTTTTACTGCCAATATCAAAAAGGGGATTTTTATTTTTATCAAAGTTACCTGTAAAATAACCTCTTCTTGTTAGTTCATCTTTTATAAAATTTTTACGCATTTCATTTTGTTTACCAAACAGTAATTGAAACTGTGAAGGCATAAACATATTACTCATTGTAACTTCTGTGCCTTTACTTGGAAGATAACCAAGAGGACTATTTTTTAAAAAACCACTTGTCATGTAATTAAGAAAATCTTCATCACTTGCATTTTTCATATCTTCAATAGACATATAAGGTCTTTCTTCTGCTCGTTCTTCTTCAAAAGATTTTCCATTATCTTGTTGGTATGATGATTGACCAAATTGTTCTATTGGTTGGCATACACCATCAACTAACATATACCCTTCTGGGCAAGGGTCAGTAGGTGTATCTTCTGCGGAAAAATCTATTTGTGGATTAGGATATAAAGCATCAGCAGGCAAACCTTGTTCTGTTCGTAAATCAAATAAAGGATTACGAAAGACACCTGTGTTTTGTTTAGGCGTAGGGTTCGTTAAGTAATTATCAATAATACTTTGTGCCTCTGTGCTTTGCATAAAAGGTGTCATTAATTTAATCCTTGTTCAATTATTTTAGATGCTAGTTTTTCTTTTTCGATGTTCTCTACATTTTGATCTTTAATAAGTTGAGCCGCTAGTTTCTGTTCATCTAGTTGTAATTTTTTATTTTTGATGTCTATGTCTGCCATTGCTTTTTGTCGTTGCATTTCTACTTGTTGTGCCGCTAGTTGAATTGCAGGGTCGGGTTTTTCTTGTTTAGGTGGTTGTGGGGGTACAGTAGCAGGGTTTACAAAAAACTGACTCGCATCCTTATATCCTGCATTTTCTAAAAATTTCTGTAATGTATTGTAGACATTTTGTGGAGTCACTAATGTACCCATTCCGCCTGCCTGTATTAATTTTTCTTGTACGTTAAGTACCTGTTGTAATACTTGAAGGCGTTGATCTTGATTACCTGTTCCTAATCCTACTTGTACTGTTGCATCGTATCGTGTTGTCCATTCTCTCGGATTCATTGGTACAAAATTACCACGAAGACGAATGATACGTTCTTGATCTTGATACTCGCAAACAATCGCTAAAATATTTTTAAATATATCTTTTACTCCTTCGGCAAAGTTTCTCGCTATTAACTCAATACGTTGCGTAGAGGCTTGCATCATCTGATTAGTTGATGTTGCTGTTGTATGTGATTTATTAATGGTGTCTGGGTTTAATCCTAAATGTTGTTTTGGTACACCAGATCGTTGCTCTTTTAATTCTTCTATTTTGCCTAACATTGCTAAACCATCATTTAGAAAGTTAGGTGTTTGTAATGGTGTTACCGCATTAGGATTTTTAACACGAACAATTCCCCCTGCTCTACTGGTTAGTAGATCATCAAGGTTTGCTTGTCCATCAACGACAATCGTTCTTGCGTTGTTTTGAAAATACATATTGTCTAATGTATTTCTAAGGATAGTTGTTTTAACTAATTGTAAGTCAGCAAGTAAATCATAAAAAGATAAACCAAAGAAACGAAAAGGCATTGGAATAGCACATACCATCGCAAAAGGAATAAGCGGTATTTCTTCGTTTTCTAAAATAACGTAATTGTTATAACCACTACCACCAACAGTAATTTTTCTTAGCTCGGCAATACCATCGCCATCCATGTCAACTTTCATGTAGCACTCGGTAATTTGCACTACACGAAGAGCAGGGTCAACCATGCTAACATCCATGTCAGTCGTTTCATCATCGTAGCTACGTCTAACGATTGCTTCGGTATTATAAATTTGTTCTTCGGAAGTTGGTAAACTTTCTACTTGTTTTCTATCGTAACCCATGTCGATTAATTCAGACACCGTTTTCATTACTCGCTGTGCAATAAAATCACAATCTTGTAATGATGTAGCTCTTTTACTAACTAATACTTCCTCTGGTGGTACAGGGTCTATTTGTACTCGGGAATAATCTTGTACTCTTTTAACATCAACATCATACAATGTTTGAGGCATACCCATCATATCCTCTTCTCTGCTATCAACACCAATAATTTCTACTTCATTATCTATTTGTAATGCTTGGTATTCTGCCTCTGTTAAATTTTTATAACTTTCTTTTTTTTGTTCTTTAGAAGTCTTCCAATAAATTTTACAAAAACCATTTTTTTGCAGTAGTGCTGTTTTAAACATACTATGCAATATGTGAAAACCATTATTGTCTTTTGTAAAAATATGATTGCAGTAATCAGAAATTTGTTCTGCGTATGGCACATCTTCTGGTTGCGTTGGTTCAAAGTTTACTACCTTGTCTTGCTGTGTAAACATTCGCATAAGGCTCGGGAGGATTGCCTCTACAACTTCTAATAAATCTTGACTAACAACACTAGATCGACCTTCTGTTTCATTACCAATAGGCTCGCCTAAGTAATACTTGATTGCGTCTTTGCGTTGTTCTGCTAATTCACTTGAGTAAAATCCTAAAGAGTTTTGCACCTCCTGTGAAATTAACGTCAATAATTTTGTTTTTGATAATTTTGCCATTAAATAATTCCTAAATGTGGGTACTCAATATCTGTACTCCACTCACTTGATTGATTTTTTCCTACTGCAAAGTACCGAAAGGCATCTGCACTATGCGATGTCCAATCATGTACGGGTTTGTTTTTTGTTTCTCCTTTATCGGTGGTAGCCCATCTGTACTGACGAAGTGCGTCTAATCCGTCTTTACATTTTTCATGGTCAAACCAACAACGAGCAAGAATCATGCGTACTGCATTAATTCCGTCTTCTATACTTAACTTGGGAACGATAGCTGTTCTAAGTCCTAAACTTTGTGCAGTCTCTAACCTTGATACCCCTGTTCCAATTTCTCGGACATTGGCATCATGCGGTAAATAATGCGTGTCATACAAATACCCTTTATCTTGCAAAGCAGAGGCGTAGTATTCTAAACTCTCGCCACTCTCTTCCAAGTAATCAATAATATGAAAAGCACTACCCTTTTGTTGGACAAACCATATAGCGGTTTTATCTGCCATTCCTAAATCCCAGAATGTATTAACCTTAATACTTTCATCGTAAGGTACTTTTGTAATTCTTTTATCATCATCCGCTTTATTTAGTCCTCTTGCATAGATCGAACCTATTGCGGAAGAGTCGAAGCTACATTCAAATTCTGCCTCGTATATTTCAGGTGGCATTAATGCTTTTGCTTCATTTAATTCTAACTCGGAAATAATGTTTGTCTCCGAAGCTCTAAATGTTTCTGCGTACCAATCGTCTTGATGATTTGCGTGATCGTATAAAGTCCAAAAGGCATTGTGTCCTTGCGGCGTACCAATAGCAATTAAGAAACCTTCTCTATCAGACAAAGCAGGTCGGACAATCTCTGTCCATAACCTCGTAGGCATTTGTGCCACCTCATCCAAGATTACCCCATCCATATACAATCCACGAAGACTGTCTGGTCTCTCACATCCTAGAAGCTGTATTCTTCCACCATTTGGTAGATCAGCTCTTAATTCTGTTTCATGGTACTGTACGTCTGGTAAGACACTTGTATATTCTTTTAAATAATCCCAAGCGGTACGTTTTGCCATTTGGTATGTTGGAGCAATATAGTAGTATCTCGGTCTAGGAAGTCTATTCTCTAAGCACTTCTTTAGTATCTCGTTAATACACAGTACAGTTTTGCCAAATCGTCTATGACAAACAAGAACATTAAATCGTTGTAATTTGTTGTGTACGTTTACTTGATGTTCTCTTGGTTTATACGGAATTGTTATCTTCATACTTCATTACCCCAACAATCCCAACCTTCTGTTTTTTGTCTAGCAAATAATTCTATTCTTGGTTTATCTCCACATAACTCTAATATTTTATCTCTAATACAATTTGGTTTTTTTGAGTGTTTTGTTCGTTCAGCAAAAACTAAACCTTTAACATTGTTTTTATTTTTAATATTTTTTAATTTACCTTTTAAACCAATCAAACATATTTCAGTTGATTTAAGTGTATATGATCCAAAGTTATAACAATATGATCCTGTCTTATATTTTTTAACCCAAGTAAAACCAATAGTAGCATAACGAAAACCCCAACTTTTAATAACATCTAATCCTTCTAATAAATGTGAATCAGTAACCCACATAAATAAAATTGAATTTTCTTCAGAAATATCTTTTACAGGCAAACTACATATTTGTTTGCTATCCATTGTTTGATAAAAATTTTCTACTCTATTACCAAATCCTCTATTTCCATCTTGATATTTTGCACTTGAAAACTTCCAAGGAGGATCAGCGTAAATAATGTTATAT